CGCGCAGCTGGGCCATCCAGTCTTCACTTTTTTTTTTAGACATGTGCTGTTCCGCAGCTGCTTCGCCTTCGTCCTCCTCTTTCTCTACCTCTTTGATTGCGTCGATGCCTTCTCTAAACAGAGCTTCGGCAACCTGTGGGGTAAACTGCAGCATCTGCACCAAGAAGACTTTGGCCTGTTCTTCGGTGATAAGACCTTCTTGAACCTTGACCAGTACATCTACAGCCGATGAAATTTGCGCACCGTTGTAGCTTGCGTCTTTGTCGCTGGTGTCTGCTGCGTCTGGTCCAAAGACATTGGACACCTCCAAGAAACTAGCAGGCTTCAATGGCTTAAAGTATAGCTCAAGCGTTACCCCTGCAGCTGCAAAGACAGGTCTTAGTCCATCAAGAATGACGCGCTGAAAAGGAAGAACAACGGTATTGTAGAATAGGTCGTAGCTATCGCGCAGTTCTTCTGCGTTGCTACCAAAACCTCCGCCTTCATTTCTGATACCAAACAACAGTGGTGAAGTGACCCTGTGCCCAGACAGAATCTTTACGACCACCTCTTTTGAGAGATAGTCAAATACTTTGTGTGAGTCGGAGATGTTAAAGCTCTCAACCGTTGGCGCACTCTCTGCTGAGTCGTTGAACGTCATCAGGATTTTACCTGCGTTCGATGCGCTGCCAAACTTGTTGTACACCAACCGCTCAAGCTCGGCCCTTTCCTCCTGTGTCGGCACCCCGTCGTTGAACGACAAAATGGTGCTTGGGAAAAACCCGTTGTTGATTGAGTTCAGGTGGTACTCCGAAAGGTTCGCGTCTACCTCGATGTAGTTAGTGCTTCCCAAATAATCCGGCAGGCCATAGTAAAAGCTCAAAGGGTTGTAGAGCTTGCAGTGTACTATCTGCGACGCGGCGGTTCTGTCCGTTGTGTTAAACCTTGGGATAGCCTGTGGCTCCAAACGGTTGTCGGACCAGTCTGTTTTGTGGTAGAACAAGTCCACCTCCCCTTCGTCGTTGGCAACACCGCAACGGATAGTAGCGGCTGGCGTGTGGTACACACCTGCAATGGTCGTCCTATCCTCACTCCATACGACGTTAAAGTAGCACTGCCCGTACAACTTGATGTCTAGGGCGCACCGCTTCAAACATTCCTTGTCGCTAAAGATTTGGTTCACCTTTAGCCACTGCTCCACGTTTAGGTCTTTGTACACAGCGTCCAACCCCTCCCCGTAAATCATCTGGGCCACACCATTTATAATGGCGCTGTGCATGCTGCTAGACACGTACAGCTCCTCTAAGTAGTGCGGGTACAGGTTGTCCTGTCCCATCTCTATTAAGTCCTCCTTGCGGCTCTCAACGAATTGAGGCGTGTTGCTGGAGTGGTAGTTGAGGATGTTGAACTGCTGCTTCTTCATTGCGTATACACGTTGTAGGCTGTGTTATCGCCTACTTGGTAAGCGTCGTATGTGGCCTCACCAAAGAACGGTACGTTCGATACAAATGCAAGGCGCGTGGCAAACACAGTTGTCTTTGCCGTATTGTAGAATGTCACAAGGTACAATCCCTCTTCCATAACCGCATTGGTGGCGGGGTCCGTCTCAGCAGGCGGCGCAACCTTTAGCTCCTGATACCGACCATTTGTAGTCGTGGGCGTGATGTCTGCAAATTCCTGCACCTTGCCCGTAAGCTGGCTAGTCATCACGACTGTTACAGTTTCCGTTGTTGCCTTTGCGCTGTACCCTTCCAGCTTCAGGTAAATGGATTGCTCCGTATTTGCGTTGGTTATCTGTATCACACTATGATATATACAATGGTACCCAAGCGTTTGCAAAAGAAAAGGGGGACCATGACAGCCCCCCTTTCCACCTTAACCAATGAGGTGTAGTTTATGCTGGTGTTACAGTGGCATTCGTTACGTTGTCCAGCGGGTAGTCAGCAACTCCAAGTCCAGCTGAAGCCGTAGCCAGCCATACTGGGTTGGTCTCCTTTGCGGTGAAGTCCATAGTGAAACCTACAAGGTCTCCCATAGCAACTCCAGTTTGGAGGCTACCGCCCGTCACGTTGCAACCATGCTCCGCGCCAATCAACCAGCAGTTGTCGCTATTGTCCAACACCCAGATGTTAGGCCGACCCTGACACAGCAAACGGATGTCTGCAATATCAGTCGCGGTTAGCTTCTGGAATGTTAGGCTTAACACCTGCTCAAAAAACGTCGTTCCCGTTGAGGGGTCAGAGTTGTAATTGACTGTCAACGAAGACAACTCAGGGCGCAGTTCAAACTCAAAGAAAGTTTGCGCTCCGATAGCTGTTACCGTATCGTTAGATGCTGCCGCCCAATTTGCTTGGTTTGGCATATCTAAGTAATTCCCGATGTAGACGGCCTTGATTCCGCCAACGCTGTCCTTGCAGTCAAGGATGCGTCCTGATGTAATATCACAAGCCATTAGTCAGGAATTAGTCGCCAATTACTAAGTCGTAAGCGCCAACAGTTACGTCTCCGGGAATGCCAACTTGCATGCCGAGTCCAAACCGCATAACGATTTTAACTTGGTCGCTGCCGTCGAACTGCCATGCGTCGATGTACTGAGCCGTCGCGTAGTCGGTGTTCAAGTTTGAACCGACAACCAAGTTCTCTTCGTATGTGAGAATCAAAGCGTCGTCAAACATTCCGGGGCACACGTGAATTGGAATACCGAGGTACTGCAATGTGTCGAACGCTTGGTTCGTTCCCTGAAGGTTTACACCTTGAGCATTACCAGCAGCGGCGAGAGCCTGCATGTAGTGTCCAGCTGTCTTTGGTGAGCAGTAGAACGCAACATCGGTCCGGTTCAAGATGCCGGGGATGTTTGTTACAGTTTTGTTGTACACCTCAGCAAAAGCACCAGTAGCGGTAAGAATTTGACCTGTAGTGAATCCACTACCAGTCACAATCTTTTCGTTGGCGATAGGAGCTGCTTCGGTGCCACCTGCTGCAAGAATACTAGCGCGGTAACCTGTGTTGTCAAGGGTTCCGCTGTTAGACAAGAAGCCTTGACCAAGAATAGTTGAACCTTGCCAGATTCCCACCTCGACACCTTGTGCAGCATAGGCCGCAACAGTTGCCATAGCGAAGGCTTGGAACTCAGCTGAACCTGCACCCATAGTTTCACGGGCACCAGTCATACCTGCCCACGTAGGAAGCAAAGTTTTCCGGCACAGTGCCTCCATAACAGCGAGGTCAGTAAGCGTCAAAACCTGCTCACCCAACGTCAAGTCGTTGCCGTCGGCCCAGTCGCAGTTGGCGGCTTGGATGTTGGCTGTAGAGCTGAGGTTAGAGATAACGGCCTTGTTCTGCAATCCGTCAATCTGACGGACAAAACCTTTCTGCAGGGTGTCTGCCAACTTCAAAGCTGGAGCCACGAAAGGCGTAGCCAAAATACCAGCGTAAGTAGTCGCTGGGCTTAAGTTTGGGCCTGCGCCTGCTGTAAAGTTGCGTCGGCTCAAAGACCGACGTGATGATACGGGATAGTTCATTTGTTGCTAAAATTTTGAATCATAGCCAATGCCTCTCCAGCCTTACCTGCCAATGGCTGAGTGCCTGCGGCTGGTGCTGCGTGGTGTGGGCGGTTGTTCAACGGGCGGGCTGCTGGGCGCTGTCCGAACTCTTCCAAGCGAGAACGCAATTCGCGGTTCTGGCGAGAAAGACGGGTCATGCGGCGCTCCAAACGCTCTACCTGTTCGTTACCACTCAACATGCGGCGACCCTCGCTCCGCTCACGACGGGGAGATTCACTGCGGCTGTATTCACTTCTGCGGGCACGGGCGGCGCGACGAGCGCGGCGGGCCTCAATTTTTGTTTCCTCAGTCACTTCGGTTTCTGTTACTTCGCCTTCGCCTGCGTTAATCAGGTCCATTGCCATCGAATGCACGGCTTCGGCTTGTTCTGCGGACAGCCCCATGTCCACTAGGATTGATACGAATTGTTCGTGGGTGTCGGGGCCGTCACTCACGGTTTCTGTAGTTTCGGTCGTGGTCTCTTCAACCACTTCCTCTTCAAACTTGCGTCTGCTCATGTCTTAATATATAGGTGTGTTTATTTAGCTGTACTCGGCTTCCATCAGAATCTCTTCGAAAAGCTCTAAGTCCAAGGGGCTGATGTTCATGGGTGCCATTTCCTGCAACAGTCGCCATGCCTTGTTGTACTCCTCCTCCAGTACGTTCTCCTCAATGAGATTCAGAGCGTACACAAATGAATCGTCGTACTGGTAGTCCACGCGGAACTCATCAATCATCTCCAACAGCTCGTCTTGAGCTGAGTTAGTGAAGCCGCCAATGATGCGGCGGATAAGAGGGTTCCATGCCATGCGCCTGTTGTTTATACTCTATCTAGCCACTGGGCCAGTTTGGGGAAATTTCTTTCTGCCACAATCATTGCCAACTCGTGGCCTACGTTAAAATCATAATCGTAGCTAGACCCCGGTGTATAGTCGTAGTACACACCCCCAGCCACGTCGTATGCTTCCGTACTGAGCTGCCCAAATTTGGCTTCCATAGCTCGTGTTTCTGAGTGGTAGTTGTGGTCTTCAAGAAAGGCATACACATAACCCATGGCGTATTGTTCAGGGTCATTCATAGCGGCTACATCTTTCGCTATCGTTTCTGCCACTTCGTATGGCGTGTCTCCAAAGTATCCCATATCTCTGTTGTTTAGTAGGCTCTTTGGCAAACAATAGTGTGTCTGAATTCTCGGTCAGAAGAGCCTACGTTCATTTCCCATTCCCCTGCGTAATCCCTATTGAATTGTCTTTCGAAATCAAACAATGAATTTTCTTCATCGTAGCTTAAATCGTAAACCACCATTTCTAAGTACGAATCATCGAAGTCTATCATCTCCCAATTACCAGAAGATTGATTAGCTACGATATGTCTTGTGTTGTCAATTAGCCAATCGACAATCAAATCTGTTACTTGCGCTTCGTTCATATCTCTGTGGTTTATACTTTACTGTCGGGGTACTGCTTCGCGTAGTCGTAAGCATCCCACATCGGCTGGTTCTTTGCGTAGGCATCCTCGCCTACGTAGATACCGCGACTGATGCCGCTTATGAAAACGATTTCAATGTCGTTGGACATCTCGTATCCAAACTCATTCATTACGAACTCCTCAGCTTCCCAGTCCGTGAGGATGGTTGCGCCTTCGTCGTAATACTCTAACTCTGATAGTGGTGTGGTTCTCATATCTCTTTTGTTTAGTAAGCAGGCAAAGACACGTCAAACGTTAAAACCATTGTATCACCTCTAGTTTCGCGAATGCGGTAGACAATGCGCGTTCCTACTTCATCTTCCATATCGTCGATAATTTCGTCAATTTCTCGCTCTGGAAAATCCAAAGGCAACCACCATTCGCACGAAATAATGTCGTAGTTCTTTTGATAGTTGTAACCTTCTCGTTCGAGTGGTGCGTAGTCCTCAATTAATTCTTCAAGTTGATTCAATGTCATATCTCTGTGGTTTAGTCCATGTAGTCAATGCGGTTTCCAAATCCGGGATAGCTTTTTTCTAACTCATACAGAAAAAAATCAGCTGTGCCTTGCAAGTATTCATCGGGCGTGTCATCATCAAAATACACTTCGATTGTGACTTGTGAGCCGCTGTTATATGCGGTCCAATCGTTTGCAAACAGGTTGTCGTATAACTGGTCTTCCAGCATATCTAATGCCTCAGCGACGCTTGGACCTCCTGCCCGGATTCTTAATTCCCTCATATCTCTGTGGTTTAGTAAGCGCGGAAAACATAACCGTCTACAATGTCGTAGCCGTCGTACCCAAGGTCACGGGCGAAGGACTGGTAGTCGAAGTAGTCTGAAACGCGGTCACCTAGTGCCTCGTTCAAATCACCAATTACATCGTAGATGTACCACTCTGCAACCTCAGTGTCGCGCATGCTGTACAACTCGTCGTATACAGCCATAGCTTCTGCCTCGGTATCGTACCTGTCTTCCCAGTCGTTTACGGTCATGTCGTACAGCACACCGTCTATCTTTAGCATTTGTCCAAACTGGTCAAACCCAAAGTATCTCTCTGCAAGGTCTTTGCTGATGCCGATGTCATCAAGCAAGTCAACCGCAAATGACACCATGTCGCGGGCCTCGCCTTGGTAGGCGTTCTCCATGAAATCTTGGTAGTCGTCAGTATACCCTCGGTCGGCTGCTGCCTGTA